AATACTAATCAGCCGGCTTTTTATGCTTATCTAAGTTCTAGTGCAGGTAGCGTAACAGGAGATGGTACTTTTTATAGGGTAATTTGTGACACCGTCTTGACCAATCAGGGCTCTTACTACAATAATAGCACAGGTCTATTTACAGCGCCTGTTACTGGATTATATTCATTTACTGCTACCATAGCATTTTCAGGACTCACATCTCAGACTAATGCTACCGTCGTATTTGAAGTAGGAAGCCAGACAGTATATACGACTATTTTAAATCCGAGCGTAAATTCAGGAGGGGTTCTTGCTTTCAATTGTGGAATAGGTCCTTACCCTGTAACAGCAACGACTACGGTGGCATTTGAAGTTCAAGTGTCTGGAGGAGCAAAAACAGTAAATGTGTTTGGAGATCCTGCAGTGGATGGATTATTTACTCAGTTCGGTGGCTACTTAGTATGTTAGGATAGATATGAGTAATTTTAATCCACAAGGTGGTGGTTTACAGTATCGGGGGACTAAAGCCGTTTCTCCTCCAAATTGTACATTTGATACAAGAAACCCGACCACTTATGATACTCAAGGTTTTTCTCTATTAGATGAATGGTTAAATACAGAAACAAATGAATGGTTTAAATTAGTTTCTCTTGAAGGTAATTCATCATCCAGAAGATCATTAGCTACCTGGGTATTAATAAGCAGTAGCACGGGAGATTTATTAACTCTGACGGGAGATACAGGTGGAGCAGTATCACCTGATAGTAATGGAAATATAACTGTATTAGGAAATACCGGTCCAATTTCAGTAGTAGGATCAGCAAATAAATTATCTTTAGATTTAATTGGAGCAAATGGAACTGTTTTAGAAGGGACCGGGACGGCTTCTCAATTTACCAACTCCCCTTCTGTTACAAAAATGTCCATAACAGGAACTCCTAGTGCTCCAACAGACGCAGTAAATGTGGCCTATGTTGATGCAATAGCTTCAGGATTTACCTTTATAAGTTCCGTTCTTGTTGCTACAACTGCAGATTTAGGAACAGTTGTTTATAATAATGGAGCTGCTGGCGTTGGAGCTACATTAACTAACGGAGGAGTTCAATCTGCTATAACTATAGATGGAGTAGTTCTATCCTCAACCAACAGAGTATTAGTAAAAAATGAATCTAATCAGACATATAATGGAATAT